AGGATGGCGTCGCTGACGCTGGCCCGCGTGGCGTTGGGATCGTCCAGCGCCGCGCGCACGGCCTGCTCGACGCCGAGAGCGCGGGCCTGATCCTGCAGCTGCAGGGCCTCAGCGGCGCGCAGGCCCGTATCGACCACGGCCACGGCGGCGGCCGGTGCCGGGGCGACGGCGGCCGCCGGGGCGGCGGAAGCCGGAGCGGCGGCAGGGGCGGCGCGCGTCCCTTCAACGGCGGTTGCGGCGGGGGCTTGTTGGTCCGCCGGGGTCCCGGCGGCAGGGGTTTGTTCCGGCGGCATAGCGCGGCTCTCCATGATGATGCAGGGGTGCAAACCGGAATCCGACCGAACCCCTGCGTTCGGATCGGCGGCGATGGGGACGAATGAGACCTCGGTCAGCTTCCAGCGGGTGGCGCGGTAGACCGGCAGTTCTCCTTCGAAGCGTTCGAACTGCATCTGCTCGACCCGGTAGCCGGAGCTCACGGGCGGAGGAGCGGCGCTGTTCATTTCGGCTTCGGCTTCTCGGGCGGCTTCGGACTCGCCGAACGACCCGACGACGATTAGCTGCGACCCGCTCAGCTGAGCGGCCGTGACGGCGCCGAGGCGCGACTGCAGCGACCAGCGATTATGACTGTCCAGCAAGGGGCAGTTACGCGCCTCGATTGACGACAGGTCTACGGCGGACGGGCTCATGTCGAGGATTTCGAGGTAGTCCGTGTCGAGGCCCAGGCGCCAACCTGGCATGCGGACAGGCGTGTCGGTTGCGGCGACGATTTCGACGGTGCGGGCCTCGGCGTCATACGTTTGGGAAGACCTGACGCGGTGCATCAGGCCCAGGCGCGCCTCTCGGCGCACCAGGTCGGTCGGCGGCATGGGATTGCTCCTGGTGAAGAGGACGCCCTGAGGCGTCAGGATTGGTCGATGACGGCCTGACCAATGATGGAAGCGACGGCCCGTCCGAGGTCGTCGCCGTTGGATTTCAGGTAGCCGACCGGCGCCTGCAGGGTCCCTGCGCCGTTGAGGCGGCGCGGGTCCGTATCCATGGCGAGGTGGTTCTGATCGAACAGATCGTTGATCTGCTTCTGCAGGGCGACGGCCGAATGGAGATCGAGGCCCCGTTCAGTAAGCAAGTCCATCAAACCGCCGGGGACCGCGCGGGCCTCCAGCACCTTGGCCATGATCTCCTTGAGGGGATCGACCCACTGGCGCGGCGGCGGGGTCCAAAGGCAACGCACCTGCAGCAGGGCAGGCTTGCGGCGGCGCAGCGCTTCGCGGCGCATGATACGCAGGAAGCCCGGCGTCAGCTTGCGCGGGACCATCATGTTCTGGGTCCAGTCGTCCAGCCGCGCGTGATAGGCCACCGTGTCCGCCCGCAGGCTGGTGAAGTTGGCTTGACTGACGTCGCCCGTGGCCAAGTGGTAGGGCACCCCCATGCCCGCACAGGCGCCCATGGCCTGCACGCGCATGAATCCCTCGCTGTCGCCCATGCTGGTCGGCTGGAAGAAGGACGGCGCCTCCTCGTCCGGCTCGCCGTAAAGGATCATGCCGGGGCGCAGGGTTTCGTGCTGCGGCCCCTTGGCTTGCTGTCTCCGCTCGCCGAGGGGCTTGGGGTCGCCAGCGGTCTCGCCGGGGCGGCGGAACAGGGTGACGCAGGCCTCGATCCGCTTCTTGACCCGAACGGCCTCTGCGATGTCGCCATTATCGCGCACCGTCCGCACCGAGGCGTGAGGCCACGGCACGCCTCGCGTCTGCCCGGAACGTGTGGCTTCGAAATGATGATCCACATCGCGCGCATCGATCCGGCGATGCTTCGTGCCCAGCCGGGCTAGGAGGTCGCCGGGGTGTTCTTCGTGCAGGTGATAAGCGACCCGGAACCCGCCCCTGTTGAACTCGATCCCGCCCACGATCCGGCCGCCGTCGTCCAGAAGGCGGTTCAGGGTGTGATCGAGGTAGTCGCCTTCAATCGTCCGGTAGACGCCGTCCGGCACGCCGTCCCGTTCGCTCCAGATGGTCAGCGTCTCGCCGCCTTGCATGGTGCTCGACACGGCCAGTTTCTGGTCGCCGTAATGGTCGTCCCACCCGTCCACGAGACTGACGGCGTGTTCGTCCCAGATGTCCTGCGCCTCCTTGGCCACGTCCCGGTCAGGGTGCGTCGCGCGGGCCGCGACGCCGTCACCGACAAGGCCGACGACCAGGTTGCGGCGGGCCGCTTCCATCAGAGGATTGTCGCGGACCATCTGGCGAACCCGCGACCGCAGGATAGGAAGGTCGCTCAGCAGTTCCGCGTCGGCCGAGGTGTGGCGGGCGCGCCAGTCTGACGTCAGCCGCCCCCGTTCTGCTGCGGCGTAGGTCCTGACGCCGTCGAGCGCCGCGCGCGCCGTGGCGCGCTTCAACGCCCATTCCGGCGAGATACGCTCAATCAGGCCGTCCAGCATCAGTCCGCTCCGAAGGTGGCCAAGGTTGAGCCGAAGGTCGAAGACGTCGCCCCGGCGGAGCCTTCGGTGTGGCGCGCCCGGAAATAGGAAAGAGCCGAGATCAGCGACTTGGTGTCCCGATAGGTCGTCTCCTTCCCATCGACCTTGATCGTCAGTTCGCCCGAAGCCAGGGCGTCTTCCAGCGCGGCGATGCGGGCGGATTGGTCAGCCATTTATCCAGTCCTCCTGCGGAACCTGCAGCCAGCCGCCAGCCTCGGGCTCCGGCTCAGGTTCGGGTTGCGGTGGCGGCTCGGAAGCCGGTTCGGGGCGCACGGCGTGCGCGTCAGCAGGCGGGGGACCCATCAGGTCTTCCAGATCCAGCTGGCCGACCGGAGGCGGCGTATCGCGCGCCGCCTCCCATTCGTCCCAGACCGCGTCCGGCATGCTGCGCACCCCGATGCGGATGGCGGCGGCCTCAGCCTGCAGATGCGTGTCGAGCATCTCGTTGGCCTGCGCGGCATCCTTGATCCACTGGAACACCGTGAAGCCGTCCTTGCGCTTCACCGGTTTGCGGCGCTCCGCCGTAAGCTGGCGGTAGAACTCGTCATCCAGTCCGCGCGGAAGGCCGATGAAGGCGCGTTCCTCGGGGTCGGTCTTGGCGAGGTTGCGATAAAGGGCCAGCTTCAGCGCCGAGGTGCCGAAGTTGTAGAAGCGCCGAGCGTATTTCAGCAGCCGCCCCTTGTTGTCCCGTTCCTTCTTCACCCGAGCCAGCAGCGGCGCGTGTTCCGAGTTGGCGCCCCGCACCATGATGACGCGTCCTGCCGGGTGTCCCTTGGCCCATCCCCAGACGTCCTCGGTCCAGGCGTTGCCGTCGATGGCCAGCATGTCGGCCGCGATTTTGCGCCCGAAGACGTTGGGCCAGGTCTGTTCCAGAAGGGCATCGAGCGACCGCTGGGCCTTCAGGTCGCTGATGTGGCCGGGGAAGACCCCGGCATCCACGATCCAGCGTCGCCGTTCCCGGCCCCACGCGATCACCTGCCATTCAACCCGGTCGCCCTGACAGTCGACGCCAATCGTTACGATCAGCCCGCCCGCAGGAATCTGGCCCCTGCTGTAGTGGCTCTCGGACGCCCGGTCGCGCAGCACCTCCCAATCGACCGACTCGCCTGTGGTCCGATAGGCCAGCCCGGCGACGTCGTTCATGAAGGCCTGCTCGCTGGCGGCGTCGCCCTTGGCCGCGATCCAGCGGCGGGCGATGCCTTCCCACGACTGGAGGGGCGAGTAGGCGCACCACAGCCAGAACGAACGGTGCTGGCGCTTCATCTTCGGGTTGCGCGCCGTCCATCGCAGGCGACGCAGCATGGCGGGCCGATGATGCTCGTGGATCTCGCAGCCGCATTCCGTGCAGGTGAAGTGCGCCCGCTCCGGCTCCTCCTCATCGATCTGCGCCAGCATGTTCGCCCATTCCAGCACCTGGAAGGCGTCACAGTGCGGGCAGGGAACCTCGGGGTATTCCTGACTCCCGGCCTCGAAGCTCTTGGTGATGCGGCAGCCCGGCCAGATCAGCGGCGTGGACAGCTTGAAGATCTTGGCGAACTCATAGCCCCACGACCGGCTGTCCGCCTGCGTCTCGGGATCGCCCGCCGGGTTCATTTCCCACTTCGCCAGGTCGTCCTGCACCTGACGCGGCATGGAGACCTGCGAGAGGGAGGCTGGCGAGTTGGCGCCGCTGATCTGGATGGCGCCCTTCTTGTCGATGCGCTCCTTGAACAGAACGGAGTTGGAGCCGTCGCGCGACTTCTCTGGGAACAGGCGCTTGGCGTCGTCCACGCCCCGGATCATCGGCGCCAGCTTCAGCTTCGACCAGCGCGAGGCGTTGTCCTCGGTCGGGTGGACGTAGAGGAAGTCCGCCGCGTCCAGGATCATCGACCCCAGCGTGAAGATGTTGGCCAGCACCGTCCCGCCCAGCTGAGCCGATTTGGCCAGCGTCACGATCCGGCAGGGGTCGTCGGGGCTCAGCGCCAGCAGGATTTCGTCGAAGAAGGGAAACTGCGCCCGATTGTAGGGGCCGGGCAGTGGGCTTTCCCGCTTCGTGAAGACGATGTTGTTCTCGGCGAAGGCCAGATAGTCGATGGATGGCGGCGGCGTCAGCACGTCGGCTAGCGCCTCCTCCGCCAGGCGCACGGCGTTCGCCACATAGGCCGTGAAGCCGGTCGTTGCGATCAGTTCCATTAGGCCGCCTCGGCGACCTTGTCGTTCACGTCGTCGGCCACCACGGCAGGGGCGTCGCCAGCGCTCTTCGAGGCGGCCTTGGCGGCCTTCTCGCGGACCGTCCTGAACTCCGCGCGCAGCAGATGCAGCACGTCCCGCTGCGGCACTTCGAACTTGGCCGCGACCGCCAGGGCGAAATCCGACAAGGCGCCTTCGAAGACGTTGAGCATGCCGTTGGCGACCTGGCCGAGGGCGACGCGCACGTCATCTGTGCGTGTGTATTGCCCCCGCCGCTCGCGCTCCTCTTCGCGGGCCTTGCGGTTGCGCATTTCCATCTCGGCCAGCTTCTCGGCCTTCAGGCGGTCCTCGAAGGATTTGCCGGGCGTCGGCAACGTCGGCGCCGCCAGTTGCATCTGGCCCTGCACCGGCGGGGTTTCCGGCGCGGCGTCCAGCCGCGTCGCGATCCCGTTGCCGAGACGTTGGCCGATGTCGAGGGACGCGCGCAGCTGCGCCATCGCCACCTCGACAATGACCTTGGCGCGGACGCCCTCACCGTCGAGGGCGTCCTGCTTGATCTTGCCTTCGGAGATGTATTGCGAAACCCGGCCAGGGGAGACGCCAAGAAGGCGGGCGAAGTCGCCC